CTTTCTAAAAGTTGGGTGGTACCGGATAGGTAGGGTCTTCGTTTTCTCAGAGTAGATTCTGTCAGGTTTTCATTATATTTATCTTCAGTAGCTTCGTTTTCTAAGAGTAGCTTCGATTACTGAGCACATTGTATTCAGCGTAAGAGATAAGGTGCTACGCAATTCACTTTGTGCTCGCTGCGCTCGCGTAGCCGCTGCCGCATAGACGCCGTGACCGTGCGACCGCGTGGGACAAAGTAATACTAAGTAACTAGGTGGACTTTGTTTGTCATTGTAAGACAAGAGAGACAGCGTAAGAGTTTTGTTTTTTGCTAAGCTGCTAGGGTAGCAGCTTAGCAAAAGAACGATTTACAGCGCAAGAGCGCATAGATATATTATGCGCCCACAATAGATACATTATGCAACCCTGTTCCAAGACGACCTGTTCCCATGTTCCAATCTAAAGTATCAACTGGAACACATTAAGCCTTGATATTGTTCAATAAAGTGCTGTTCTGTTCCAGAACCAAAAACAGTGACTTCCAAAAGATGAAACTTTGTAAGCATGGTAAGCAAGGATAGGGGCCGCGAATGAGACCCGCGTAAGTCATTGATAATCGCATCTGCTCTAGCAACCCATAGTTTTTGACTTTGGAACAGAACACTTACTTATCTATATCTTTAAAAATATTATTAATAACAGAATCAACCACTTACATTTATAAAGTATATCTATTTCCTGTTCCATAGGTAGAGTATCGCTGGAACACCTTTTGGAACATTGGAACACCTACCAGCGTCCGACAAACGCTCTATAAGGCTCACCACAAGGCGCATACCCTGCCTGCTACATAAGTATAGCTAGGTGGTTGATCGCCGTTTTTAGCAAAAACGTATAAAAAGTTTCCACGTGGTAAAAATAAATATAAATAAAGTTAACTATAACTATTGACTGGACTATATCTATCAGGCCTAATATCTCCAGACGGCAACCACTACGGAGTACACACCATGACGACGAACATCACTGACCTATCAAAGGCTAAATCACTAGTGCGCTACCTGATTAAACACGGTTACGCGTTGACCATCGACAATGGCGGGGGGATCGAATTCCCGCTCACCACCGATGTCGCTTTCGTGTGCAGCGAACTTGCCGCGACTGGTCATGACTCTTTGCACTGCAGTAAGGACGGCAAGACCGCCCAAGTTTATCTGGTCTACAACGACGAGCCAGATACATTGATCGCTGACTACAGCACAAGCCTTGAACCGATCATTGAAGATTTTGAGATTGAATTTGTGAATCAGTTGGTGAAAAGTTGGCTTCAGATGTACCACAAACACGCTGATTATATTCTTTCAGACGCAAACGCTTTAGCGCGTTGGTGCGCAGATTATGAGGACAATGAATTAATTGAAATCCCTACGCGTGACTCAGTGATTCACGTGCCAGTCACTTTGACCAAGTAATTTTTAAATGTATAGGGGAATGTGCTATGGGAAGTGTTAAATCAAATGGCGCTATTTTATGGTCCGGCCCAAGCCTACTAGACGGTGCGCCTATCGTCGTGATTGCAATCGGTCTTGCATCCGGTAGCAGTAACCGGAAAACGGGCGATATGCTGCAGACTTATATACTACGCGCCGACATGTTGCCACAAGCTGCTATCAATTGTGGTGGTGACGTATCCATTTGTGGCGATTGTTCTCACCGGGGTAACCGGTCGCAAGGTGTCGGCCGGACCTGTTACGTCAATATTGGGCAAGGCCCTACAGTGGTGTACAAGACCTACAAGCGTGGCGGTTATCCGGTCGCGACCGATGTAGCAGCCGTAGGTGCTAACCGCATTGTGCGTTTAGGCACTTATGGGGACCCTGCAGCTGTGCCGGTTGCTGTGTGGGATGCGCTAGTATCGAATGCCACAGCCCACACCGGTTACACGCACCAGTGGAAACAGGGCACTACTCTACGGCACCTTTGCATGGCATCGGCCGATAGCAGCAAGGAAGCAAGCGTGGCCCATGTTGCGGGCTGGCGCACGTTCCGCGTAGCAATGCCCAACCACATAGACCGGTTGCCGTCCGAGGCCATTTGTCCTGCATCCGAGGAAGCCGGACGCAAGCTTACATGCGACACGTGCCGAGCGTGTTCGGGCGCCAATGGTAGACGCGGTTCGATTGTCATTAGGGCACATGGCGGGACGGCCGTCATGGCAAACGTCAAAAGGTTAGCAGCATGATACGCATACGCTGCCTAGTGTGCGACCGCACCTACCCAGAACCAGAAGTAAACTTTGAGGAGTGCCCGCATTGTTTTAATTCGGACATGACGCAAACAGAATTTGTGCCACAACAGGAGAAGGAGTAATGACGCGCTGGTATCACAAAATCCGAGCCTTTTGGCTCGTGCCACCCAAAGACGTGTTACCAGACCCTGATAGATCTACGAAACGGGAAGGCCAGCTACAGCACGAGCAATTCGCCTACATCGCCCGTATCAAACGCAAGGCATAGCGTAATGAACTCCGCTCACCTACCAATTACCACACCCGATACCCCTCAAAAAATCCAATCAAATCAAAGACTTAAAAATAATAAAGACAATAAAGATAAGAGGGGAGAAGAACTGGTATCGGCATCTAGCGGCACAAAATGATTTTTAGTTGATGGCAAACAGCAAAAGGAGTCCCTGATGGACAAACAAACAGCGTTGATTGTAAACGAATTAACACGGTCTAACGACGATTGCATCAAGCTCAGTAATCGTGTGGAGTTGCTTGAGTTTGAGTGTGAATTAACGCGTAAACAGCGTGATTACTGGACAAAACGGGCCATTGATATGGCATTTGAAATAGCGGCACTAAAGATAAAAGGAGTGAATAATGTCTAATTTACAGTACCCAAAGGCTAATTCAGAGGGTCGGCGGGAGTTTGTTGACATGGAATCTGCGCTAGCATTTCGGGATAAGGTCTTGCAAGACTTCAACCCAGCAGGGTATGGTACGGTCTGTCACATCGACCCGACCGCCGAGGGGCCGTGTGTTTACTGGAGAATTTTTAGCGCAGGATAAACATGGCAACACCAGAAAGTCGGGTCAAAGACAAAGTTAAGAAGCTGCTCAAAGAGTTAAACGCGTACTACGCCATGCCATCGAGCGGTGGCTACGGTAGTTCGGGAGTACCTGATTTTCTGGTGTGTTATCAGAGTCGATTCTATGGCATAGAGTGTAAAGCCAATGGGAATAAACCTACTGCGTTGCAGATGGATAACTTATTGCGTATCCGCAAAGCGGGCGGGTACGGCTTTGTAATTGATGAGGACAATGTGGACGGGTTAAAGGATAGTTTTAAACATGATTAAAGCTAAAACAAAAGCGGCATCAAGCAATGTCGATCACCCTGAGCATTACAACCAAGGCTCAGTGGAATGCATACAGGCGATTGAAGCGATGCTAAGTCCAGAAGAATTTCGGGGACATTGCAAAGCAAACGCTATTAAATATATATGGCGTGAGGCGCGTAAAGGTGGAGACGAGTCTATCGACAAAGCGATTTGGTATTTAAACCGCATGAGAGGCCGATACGAGTAATTATGACAGAAGATCACCGGAAGAAGCTGAAGGAATACAGGCGGGACGAGTCGAAGCAACCGATGCGGGATGATGACTCTGGTGATTGCGATTTATGCAATGAATGGTCCAGTAAACTAATTGATGGAGTATGTCCACCATGTCGAACGCAGTGGAAGATCAAGTAAAGGCAGACGAACCCAAGAAGCTAAAGCGGGGACAGCACAAGAGCCATCCGTGGCGCAAGTATCCTAGGAAGAAAACAGGAGAGTAGCGATGGAGGTTGATCTCGTTCAACAGTTACGCAAGGGCGGCATGATGGATGCAGCGCTACGCAAAGACGCAGCAGACGAGATCGACCGGCTACGGCGGGAAGTGAAGCGGTTAAATACGCAGGTGTACTTCTACCGGAACTTTAACCAGAAACGGGAAGATGGCAAGTTATGACTGTTAAAAAGAAAGCGGCAAAGAAAGAACACACCTACCAACTATACGATGACACATGGTATCGGTCGGCGCATGGTCGGCCCCCGTACAGGCACGAGTGCTGTGACTGTGGATTAGTACACAACATAGAGTATAAGTATGAAGGCGGCAGCGTCTGGGAGAAATGGAATGTCGATACAAAAGCAACAACAGAAGCCCGCAAAGAGCGGGCGAAGTCAAAGGCCAAATAATTTATTTATTGAGATTTTTAGCGTGGCAATATTGACGATTGCATTCAGCGCCATTGTTGCTGGGTTCGGCATGGTTGGTTGGATGTTAGTTGAGGGACTGATCGCCATACTGCGCACGATGTTTAAGATTGTAACGGGGACTTTATGAACGACGATGATTTACGAGACTTGTTTGCTGTGTTCGCAATGCAAGGATTGATCTCAGTGAACAACCAGCAAGCGCCAGCATATCAGTTGAATGATAAAGCGATTGCGAAAGCTGCATACTCACAAGCTGATGCAATGCTTAGAGAACGTAACAACAAGTGGGGCGAAAGGTAGTCGCAGAGCCTACGGTATATTGACCGCCTATTATGAATATGGGGTTACGCCATAACCTAGTTTTTATCGCACACGTTAACCTAGAAAGTATGTTTATTTGAATCAACATATAACCGATATAAGTTGTTCCAAAACGTCGGCAAATGTTAACAACTGACAACATAACGTAACAAGGAAAAAATAATGTCTAACGAAAACTTGCTTGAGCAGTTAGAAAACTACCAAGCGACACGGACGATCAACCACATTTTTAACGCGGCTGCTGATGAGATCAGGCGGCTGACTGCGGAGATCGAACGGCTACAGCGTTTGGCAAATGCCAAAAAGGAATGCAAGTGTCAATAATAACGCTAGACTTTGAGACCTACTATGACAAGGATTATTCCCTGTCGAAGATGACGACTGAGGAGTACATCAACGATCCACGCTTTGAAGTGATTGGCGTGGGTATTCAAATTGATGACGATAAGCCCCAATGGTTTAGCGATAGCATATACCCTGTATTGGAGTCTTGCGATTGGAAGAACTCTGCACTACTGTGCCACAACACTCTGTTTGACGGGGCGATCCTAGCGTTTAAGTACGGCATCCTCCCTGCGTTTTATTTTGACACGCTGTCAATGGCCCGAGCACTGCATGGGACCAATGTGGGCGGGAGTCTCAAAGCACTAACATCGCAATACAAACTGGGAGAAAAAGGTGATGAAGTCATTCATGCGTTGGGTAAAAAGCGGGCAGACTTTAGTTATGACGATATCAACCGTTATGGAAACTATTGTTGTAATGATGTTGATCTTACTTATCGTCTTTTCAATTGTTTCTGGTCTTTTCCTGCTGCTGAACTTTCCCTTATCGATCTCACTATACGAATGTTTACACAGCCCGTGCTTAAGGTAGATGACGCGCTGTTGATTGAACGGTTGAGCGAAGTCAAGGCAGAGAAGTCCGAGATGCTAAAAGGGCTGATGGTTGGGTTGAAGTGTGAGACAGAGGAAGCCGTACGCAAAGAACTCGCGAGTAACAAAAAATTTGCGACGATCTTGTTGGGGTTGGGCGTTACACCGCCTATGAAAGTAAGCAAGACGACTGGCAAAGCCGCATTCGCGTTGGCAAAGACGGATGAGGGTTTTATTCAGTTACAGACGCACGAGGATCCATTCGTGCAGCAGTTATGCGCTGTTCGCCTAGGAACTAAATCAACTATTGAGGAGTCTAGAATTGAACGCTTCATCGGTATTGGAAAGAGAAATCGTGGATGCCTACCTGTGCCTCTTCGGTATTACGGCGCTCATACTGGTCGTTGGAGTGGTCTGGATTCTGTCAACTTCCAGAACTTACCCTCCCGTGATAAAAGAAAAAAGGCGCTCAAGAACGCCATCGTAGCCCCTGATGGGCACATCATCATTAACGCAGACTCCAGCCAGATTGAAGCTCGGGTATTGGCGTGGTTTGCAGGGCAGGATGACTTAGTTTCGCTTTTCGCGAAAGGCGAAGATGTGTACAGCACATTCGCATCCAAGGTCTACAACAGGACAATAACTAGGGCAGACCTCATAGCTCGATATGTAGGAAAAACCTGCATCCTTGGATTGGGCTACGGGACAGGTGCCGCAAAGCTTCAGCAAACGCTGTCACTGGGTGGGGCTGTACTAGACCTAGAACAATGCAAACGCATTGTTGATATCTATCGATCCGACAATTATCGAATACCGGAACTATGGAAAGAATGTGATACCGCCCTGCAACAGATGATGGGTGGAAGTTTTGCTGGTGCATGTCCGTTAGGAAATGGTGAGGTCTTGTTTAGCAAGGACGGTATCGTGCTGCCGAACAAACTGTACATTCGTTATCCAAATCTACGTTATGGTGATGACTCCAAAGTTGTTTACGACTCCCGTAAGGGGCCAGTGAATATCTGGGGTGGCGCTATGGTTGAGAACATTGTGCAAGCGCTGGCTCGGATCATCATTAGCGAGCAGATGCTCAAGATCGCTACGCGCTATCGGGTGGTATTAACAGTGCATGACTCTGTAGTCTGCGTTGTACCTGTTGCGGAAGTGAATGAATCACTTGCATTTATCACTGAAACTATGTCTACTGCACCCTCTTGGGCGGCTGGGTTACCGGTTACCTGTGAGACGAAGTACAGTGAATCATACGGAGAGTGTTAGTGGCAACGGCGTTTATTGAAGTCTCGTTGAACGAAACTAATTATCTCCGTGCGGCGCTTATTGGCATTCGGCGGTGCATTTCATCAACGCTCAAGGGCCATAGACATAAGTATGGTCTTAAAATTAATGATACTTGGTCGATACAGATTGAGGGTGCATGTGCTGAGTTAGCTGCGGCACTTGCGATTGGACATGACTGGGAAGGTACGGTTGATACGTTTAAAAGTGGTGGCGACATTGGCAATGATATCCAAGTGCGCTCGTCCCCAAACCATACTTACTCTTTGATTGTCAGGCCCGATGATCGGGATTCAGATTGCTTTATCTTTGTGACGGGCGTGTCACCACACTTTCGTGTGCAAGGGTGGATATGGGGTTACGAAGCAAAGACAGGTAAATTTTTAAGTCAACTGGCCCCTGACCGCCCCCCTGCATATGCGGTTCGATTTAAAGATCTTCATGATATGAGTGAGTCGCCGTATGGTTAAGTGGTCATTCAGCGGTTTGAAAGACTTCATCAACTGCCCACGGCAGTATCATGAAGTTAAAGTATTGCAACGCTACGTCAAAAAAGTAAGTCAGCAGATGCAATATGGTACAGACGTACACAAAGCACTCGAAGACTACGCACGGGACGGAACCGAGTTGCCTAAGTTCTACCAAAAATTTAAGCCACAAATTGACGTGCTGTTAGCAATCCAAGGTGAACGATATTTAGAACACAAGATGGCTTTGACAATTGATTTAAAGCCTTGCGCTTTCGATGCAGTGGATTATTGGGTGCGGGGTATCGTGGACTTGATGATTATCAATGGGAAGACAGCGTTCATTATTGACTACAAGACTGGATCGAACCGGTATCCGGATCCGAAGCAGTTGAAGCTGATGGCATTGATGGCGTTCGCTCACTTTCCTGAATTAGAGCAAGTGAAGGCAGGACTCTTGTTCGTCGCGTACAATACGTTTATCCCCGAAGACTATGTGCGGGACGACTCTCAGATGTTATGGAACGCGTTCAAATGGGATTTAGAACGTTTAAATATGTCAGCAAGAGATAATAACTGGCCCGCGAACCCAACACCCTTGTGCAGATACTGCCCCGTTAAAACGTGTGAGTTCAATGAAGCAGCATGAAAAAATCCCGTGTCCAATGTGTGGTCGGCTGTTTGTAAAAACGCCCCCTGCCAATTCAAAAAAGTTTTGTTCACCGATCTGCACACGGCAATTTGCGCAACGCGGGGATGGGAATCGAACAGTTAGGAATCAATATAGAAAAATCAGTGGGAACTGGCGTCGATATTTAAACCGATTGTGTTACACAAAAATAAATCGAAAAGGATTAAAAGTAGGAACGCTGTTACGTTTGTTAAAAAAGCAAAAAGGTCTTTGTGCATTGACAGGAATCAAGATGACATGTTGCCTTGTTCCGGGGCAACGTTTTAAAACAAACGCCAGTATCGATAGGATCAATCCAAAACGTGGCTACGTTGCTCGGAATATTCAGTTGGTTTGTGTTGCAGTTAATGGGTTTCGATCAGATACGTCTATCGAAGAGTTTGTTTGGTGGTGTCAAAAGGTGGTTAAATATGCCGTACACAAAAAGCGCTCGTCCATATAAGCACGAGTACAAGAAGCAAGTTGAACGTGGTGAGCACGAGGACCGGATGGAACGGCAGCGCGCTCGACGTAAATTAGATGCAAAGGGTGTGAGTCGTAAAGGTAAAGATGTGGCACATGTCAAAGCGTTATCGAAGGGTGGCAGCAATAAAGACGGTGTGCGTCTGGAGTCACCACATAAGAACCGGTCGTTTGCGCGTAAGTCAAGCGGCGCAATGAAATAATAGTCATCAGGAGTTTCAATGTTAGTTGTAGAAGATGCAGCAGTAAGATGTTTACTGCCTAGTCAAGTTGCCAACCTAGTTAAACAACGTATAGAACGCAGTGAAATTATAAAAGATTGTGGAGAGTCAAAAGAAGTTTTAGTTTGTTGGGATCAGGACGAGGCTGAAGTCCTAGCGCAGATCGTGGATGAGGGGTGCTCGGCAACATATGCCAACAGTGTCCCTGCGCCCATACGCCGTGACTATACATGGCCCGGGATGTTTAAACCGTTCAAGCATCAACTTAGTACGGCAGAGTTTTTGAGTATTCGCCGCCGTGCGTTCTGCTTCAATGAGGCAGGGACGGGTAAGACTTCGGCTGCTATCTGGGCTGCGGATTACTTGATGAACATTGGGGCTGTCAAGCGGGTTCTTGTAATCTGTCCATTGTCTATTATGTACACAGCATGGCAGTCCGAAGTATTTAAAACCGCGACACACCGCAGTGCAGCAGTGGCTCATGGAGAAAAAACGAAACGCGCAAAGATCATAGACGCTGACTATGACTTTGTAATTATTAATTACGATGGTGTTGAAATCGTTCGAGAAAACATCGCCAAAGCAAATTTTGATCTCATCATTATAGACGAAGCGAATGCTTACAAAAGCCCATCAACAAAGCGATGGAAGACACTGGCAAGACTTTTAATGCCCTCCTTACGGGTCTGGATGATGACGGGCACACCTGCGTCGCAATCACCGGTGGACGCCTATGGACTTGCACGGATCATAGCACCGTGGAAAGTTCCAAAATATTTGACGGCGTGGCGGGATAAGGTTATGGTGAACCAAAGCCGGTTTAAGTGGATCCCGAGACCTAACTCACAGCACATAGTGTTTGATGCGTTACAACCTGCAATACGTTTTACGAAAAAAGAATGCCTCGACTTACCGGACGTTACTTACCAGACGCGATTGATACCCTTGACCCCGCAAGCTGCACGTTACTATAAGATACTGAAAACTCAGATGCTCATTGAAGCGGCTGGGGAGCAGATCAGTGCGGTCAATGCGGCAGCGAGTATCAACAAGCTCTTACAGATATCTGGCGGTGCGGTATATACGGATACCCATGAAGTTGTGGAATTCGATATATCAAATCGATTGAATGCTTTGAAGGAAGTACTTGACGAGGCATCCCATAAAGTCATAGTGTTCGTTCCCTATATACATACTATAGAAATTGTCACCAAGTTTTTAAACAGTCAGAATATCAGTAACGAAGTTATTAAAGGAGATGTGAGTGCAAGGAGGCGGTCAGAGATTATTAATAATTTTCAATCACAGCCCACACCGCACGTATTGGTTATTCAGCCGCAATCCGCATCGCACGGTGTGACGTTGACGGCAGCAGACACAATCGTATTTTGGTCACCAGTCATGTCAGTCGAAACGTATATCCAGTGTATAGGCCGCATAGACCGAGTTGGGCAGAAGCACAAGATGACTGTTGTGCATTTGCAAGGCAGTGAAGTGGAGCGTCGAATCTATGCGATGCTTCAAGGTAAAGTTAATAGTCATTTAAAACTAGTTGATTTATACAAACAGGAGTTAGATCTAGTATGAACGCAGTAGACATTGAAGAAGTCGTCGGAGCATATTTGAACATTCGTTCAGAACGTGACAGAGTTTTAAAAGAGTATGAAGCGGCAGATGCTTTGTTAAAGGCAGATATGTCGGAGATAGAACGTCTGCTTCTCAGTATGTGCAATGAGATGAATGTGAATAGCATTAACACATCACAGGGCACAGTCATTCGGAAGTTAACTGAGCGGTACATTTGCAAGGATTGGGAGAACTTAAAGAAGTTTGTTCTTGAGAATCAGGCCGTCGAGATATTAGAGAAGCGTATCCACCAAGGTAATTTTAAACAGTTTATGTCCGAGCACGAAGACGATGGGTTACCGCCCGGAGTGGATGTGATGCGGGAATATAACGTCAGCATTCGTAAATCATCAAATTAATAGGTATTCAAATGAGTAACGATATTATCAGTAGTAACAGTGATATTTTTAAGTCAGCTAGAGGCGGTCTTGTTTCAAACACGCGTCGTCCGATTGACGCAGATACACAGGCCATCATTGGGAATGGCGGTGGTAATACAAACAAGCGCATCAGTATCAAGGGTGGCGTGTTCCGTAAATTCGTCGGTGGTAAAGAAGTATCAGCACTTGAAGATCGTGCAATGAACGTGATCTTTGTGCGCTTCTCTCCATTCCCTGCTCGTACGTACTATGCTCAGTCGTACAAAGAAGGTGAGAAGATTGCTCCGATCTGTTGGTCAAGCGACAGCAAGACTCCAGATCCCGAGGTTCGCAATCCTCCATCGCCATCGTGTGCTCAGTGTCCTTACGAGATTGAGGGTTCTGCGCCATCAGGTCGTGGTAAAGCATGTCGTAAATCATGGCGTACAGCAGTCGTGACACCAGACAACATTGACGGTGATGTCATGCAGTTGGTGCTGCCAGCCACGTCTACATGGGGCGCAGGTGCTGATAACAATCGGTATCCGTTTATCCCGTATACCAAGTTCGTTGCCAGCAATGGTTTTGGTGCAAAGCAACTTGTTACGCGGATGTCGTTTGATACGTCGTCCCCAACACCAAAGTTATTCTTTGCCCCTGTATCATTGTTATCAGATGAACAGATGGATATTATTGATCGTCAGAGTGAGAGTGCTGCGGCGATTGCGGCAGTCAAGCTCACTGTGTTTCAGAACGATGAGAACGTATCTCCCGTCGTTGAGCCGCCGGTTGTGAAACAAGCACCAGCACCTGTAGTCGAGCAGATTGAATTAGTCACTGCACCAGCCACGTTCACAGAATCTGATCCTGAGCCAGTGTTACGTGAGTCTACTAAGAAAGTGGACGAGGCACCTGAGCCAGATGTGACTAGCGCAATTAAGAAATGGTCTAAAAAGAAGTAAGGAACTAACGTGCCACGTTGTTACAGTGATAAGTTTTTATCTGATCTAAGTCAGTTCAGCGATGAAGGGACTGGAATCAAATTAGCTAGGCTTTGTATTAAGGCTAATCTTCCGGGCGCTTACGTTGCGATTGCATTGGGCGTAACCAAGCTTACGATATACGCATGGTTCCGAGGGAAGTATATTCGTGCAAAGCGGTTACCACGGATAGAAACTTTTATGCAAGCGGTTGAGGTGGATTTAGCGTCTGGTGTGTTACCAGCTAAGTCAATTAAGGACGCAAAGGAATATGTTCTTAAGACGCCGATAGTTTAGTTTGGGTGTGTTGGTACCTCTCGTTGGCGGGGCTTGTCCCCGCCTTTTTTACCTCTGCGAAATATGAAAAAACAATTTTACGAAAAGATACTACCCACGCAGGGCGTCTACTGTGCAGCGGGAATCAAAGCAGGGAAAGTCCTGCACCGGTTTGCCGAGACGATAGACGAACTACATGTTTTAACCGATAGACTAAAGGACGAAGGATTCAATGTTTATGTAGCACCAAGTACTTTTGAAGGGCATAGCCGCAAGACTGAGGACGCCGTGTATTCACGTTCGTTCTTTGTGGACTTAGATGTTAACCACGGGATCGTTTGCTATACCAGCAAGGACGAAGCATTGTCGGCACTGGGCACTTTCGTTGCCGAGGTCGGCTTGCCTGAACCTGTGCGGGTTGATTCCGGCACTGGCATCCAAGCATATTGGGCATTTGATAACGATGTTCCAATGGATGAGTGGCGTCTCTATGCAGAAGTCTTTAAAAACTTTTGTATTGAGAAAGGATTATTGATCGACCCTTCTGTGACAGCAGACGCATCGCGAATTATGCGTTGTCCAGAAACATATAATTATAAAACAGACCCACCAAACTTAGCTTATGTATTGGACGATGAGATTTACCAATATGACTTTGCGGAATTTAAAGCGTTCCTAGGTGAAGTTGAGCCGGTCAAAGTACTGGATCCTATCTTTGCTACAAAGCCAACACGCGAATTGGATGCAGATACAAAAGCGATTCTAAAAGATAACTTTGAATACGTTTTTCATGATATCGCTGAAAAGAGTTTAGAAGGTACCGGATGTAATCAGATACGTTACATACTTGAAAACGCCGCAGTCTGCCACGAACCTTTATGGTATGCAGGATTGTCCGTTGCGGTGCGCTGTGTTGACGGGGCTGAATCAATTCATCTGATGTCAGAAGACCACCCCGGTTATTCGCGGGATCGAACAGAGCAAAAGGCAGCGCAGTCATTTAGGAACGCAACGTGGGCGCATAGCTGTTCGGCATTTGAGAAGGAGTATCCGGCTGGCTGTGTGGATTGCCCGCACAGGGGTAAGCTGCGTTCAGGATCCCCGATTGATCTAGGGCGGCAGTTAGCTGAAGCTCCGACACTGGAGCAGGTGGCTGAAGCTGAACCTAAACCCGACGCGGAGCCTGAGTTTGCAGCGTTGCCAGACTACTTGAAGCCGTTTGTTCGTGGGAAGAACGGTGGGATATGGTACATACCTAAGAAAAAGAAGGGCGACGATGGCGAAGATAGTCCGGAACCGGTCTGTCTTACGTCCAATGACCTATATGCCGTTAAGCGGCTAGAGGCAGGGGTTGATAAGGATTGTTTACTGATGCGGCATGTCATGCCATTGGACCCCATTCGGGAGTTCTTAATGCCGCTAAAGTGTGTTTATGCTGCTGACAAGATGAAACAGATCTTGGCTGAGAATGGCGTTAATTTTCACGTATCGCTTACGCAACGGATGTTTGAGTACTTAAGTAAGTGGGACGTTTATTTACAACATAAGATGAAGGTAGAAATTATGCGAATGCAAATGGGCTGGTCTGAAAACCGAGATGTATTTGTCATTGGTGACCTAGAGATTGCTAAGCACGGCGGCGAACGCCCTGCGGCAACATCTCCCGGCGTACGAAACATTTCTAAGTTGGTTAAGCGGGTGGGTAATTACGATACATGGAAACAGTCAGCGAACGCACTAAACGCTGTTGGCTTTGAACTTCATGCCTTGGGTCTGCTAATGGGGTTTGGGTCACCCATCATGTGCCTGACCTCGACTCCGGGGTCGTCTATCTGTTTCACGAGCACGGATTCAGGTATTGGTAAGTCGGGCGCTCTGTACGCCGGTCTGAGTGTGTTCTCAGATCCGTATAACATCAGCGTTCTGGAAGGTGCGGCAACAGATAATGCTTTTATTGGACGGTATCTGGGCCTCAAGAACATCATGTTTGGGATTGACGAGGCATCCAACATCGACCCCGAAGCACTATCCAAGATATTGCACCGCATCAGTCAGGGTAAGGCAAAGCTGCGTATGCAGTCCTCGGTCAATGCAGAGCGGGAATTGGAGCAATCAGCATCCCTATTGGGGGGATTTACGTCTAACCAGTCGCTATACGACAAGCTATTTACGCTTAAGGGCGCACCACAAGGCGAACTAGCCCGTCTTATTGAGTTCCCTATGCGCAAGCCTAAGCAGCTTGAGAATGACCCCCTGTGCGGTCCTAGGATCTTTAATGCGTTCCGAGAGAACTATGGTTGGGCAGGGCCAGAATTTATACAGCATTTATTTAAGCAAGGGGATTTGCATATCTCAAAGATTCTAACCAAGTGGTTAAATTTATTTATCAATGACTATGGTGGACAAACTGAGTACCGGTTTTACATGAACTCAATTGCCGCTTGTTTTGCTGGCGGTGAGTTGGCAGTTGAAGCAGGTATCATCAATTTAGACCTTGACAGAATTTACAAGGTTGTGATAGGTGACATGATCCATATACGGGATAACACCGTGAGGCCGGGGAGCGTTGATTACAAAGCACTTTTGTCTGATTTCTACTACAAGAACTTACAGAGCTTTTTGATTTTTAGTGATGGCAATCGTGTAACAACTGAACCCCGTAGCTCGAACCTTGTGGGCCGCGTTGAGGTTGATAACCGCAAGATCTATATTAGTAAGGCGGAGTTTAAGAAGTTTCTTGTTGACAAGCAGCTAAGTCCCCGTGAGTTTGAGCGGGCATTAGAGCGGGAGAATATCTTGGCGGGTACCGAGAAGCGTCGGCTGTCGTCTGGTTGGAAGGCCGGTACTGGAGCAACTCCCCCCATCACTGTCTATGTATTTAACAGCGCATTGACTGAAGAGATTGCAGCGAAGACCGATGAGTGAGTTTGAAGAACCAATCTGGATATTCCCGTTTAGTGGGATGGATGTTGGGGATAGTTTCTTTATCCCCACTCTTAAATCATCTGAGATGATGTACGCGGTTGATACCCAGTCAAAGGCAGCGGGGATCCGCGTCCGTGCGTTTGCAACATTAAAAGACGGGTGCTTTGGCGTTCGGGTGTGGCGTATCCGCTAGGGAGTCACGCCCATCCACTTCATGTTGCTGATTGCATTACGTTGCATGATGTTCTTATAGTTTGTTAACAACTTGATCTGGTCTTCACGTTGTTGTGGGGTCATGTACTGATTGACACGGATACTTTGGATACGGCTATCAATTGTTTTGATATGCGATTCATTTTGTTTAAATGCAGCTACTGCCCCCGGTACTTGTGGGTTATCTCGTAGGTACTGAGTATATTCAGTAGGACTTAGTTTAGCTGTATTAAATTGACGTGTCATAGTCTCCATTTGGTGCTTGATCTCACCAAACTCTTTCGCGTCTTTGTTAGCAGTATTACCAATAAACGTACCGGCAAATACTTTAGGATCAATATTCTTTGTTCCGTCAATTGCTTGCTTAACGCCATAGCCCATGTTGGCAAAGTCAGATACTGCCTGAATATAACTTGTTGCAAAGTAGTTTAGTGTGTTAGGACTAATCTCAACTTTGCCTTTGGTAATATGGTATAGCCATTGTGCAGCATCTTTATCGCCTTGCGGAACGTTTTCGCCGCCCGTATAAACATCGCTATACTTACCGGGATGCGAATTGTATATCTGGCTACCCATGCTATTCATATCTAACATGTACTCGACTAATGGTTTAGCTGCTGAAGGAGTCATCGTATCAACAACAAAATCCAATGGATGATCTTTAGGACTAATTTGAGAAAGAGGCATTGGCATAAAAGACTCAATCGCAGCATTCGATATATTCGTCATGCCCTTTTTAGGGGTTTGGTGTCCCGAAGCCATAGCAGCAACATGCGCGCCGATTGCGCCAATACCGCCTAGACCAAATCCCCACGGGATCTGAAAAAACTCATCTGATCCGGGAATTGGAAGACGGATAAAACGGTTCCAACGTTCCATGTCATCGTTGCCCACCGCATCAGGGTTTGTTTGGTATGCGGTGCTATAGATTAGCGCACCAGCCCCAGCCAAAGCCATTAGAAGATGCCGAGCATTGCTTTGCTGTTGTATATGGTCTGCTTTATAAGCAGCAACAAGCTCTGGATTCTGTCGATCCACATTGCGCATTTGACTGAGTTTCCATTCCCAACTTTGAAATGCGGGGCGCATAGCATCCATTGCAGCCACAGCCGATGATGCTATAGGACGGAAGAATAGAAAAATGCTAGCAGCTTTTTGAGTAGACTTACCCATCAAGTTATAGTTTGTAAGTTCTTTTGTCTCTGCTGCTGCGCGTAACCGAGCCTGTGATTCGGTCATGCCCTTTGCCATAAGGTTTCGTTTGATTACACCATATGCCGCAGCACGGCTAGTAATATCAAACATGTCACTCCACGTATCGAAGTACTTATCTAGCTGCTGCTTCGTACGCAATATTTTTCCAGTGCCAAGTTGTTCGTGCATATTGGCTAATTGGTCAACGGCAGTCGTGGCTTGCCGCATCGCAGTGCGCGCACCCGTCTCAATGTACTCAACCGCATTTCTACCATCAATACTACTATTACGTATCTGTTCAACTTTCGCTTTGTCACCACGATGGATAGCTAATGCAAGTTCCGCATTGGTCTTAAGCTGCCCATTAGCAGTTTGCTTTAATACCTGCCCAAGATAGTCAATACTTCTTAATAGACCGTTCTTGGTTGCCATGTTATACGAGTTAGATAGTGAGTGTTTCATGTACATCATGGGAGCAAACGGTATTCGATACCGTGTAAAGCCCTGTGCAATACCACCAGTAATTAGATTAGCAATCTTTAATGCTTGGCTAGTTTCTTGGTACGGCTTACGAATCGCTTCTGCCATTCTAGGATCATGGATCCGGTAAACTTCAATATCACCATTAGGCAAATGATGAAAGAAGTTGTTATTGTCTCGTAACTTATTAAGATCGACGTTCCGGTCAAAGTACCGATCTTGCGCATCAATGTGTGCAATCTTCTGTCCGTTGATACCGTTTTTATTAACCCAAGGTTTTGTATTTGTGATTAAATTCTTAATCACTTGAGTAACGCTTGCTTCACCTCCACGACCTGCACGGGCTGCGGCGCGCCCTGCTTCTGCCATGACTTGTAATACAACATCAGATGCTTCGGCAGTGCCGCCTTCCATTGACTGCGCCGAGCTTGCTAAGTCACCTGAAACTCGTCGCCCACCTAAATTCAGTCGGTCGTTTTCATACCCTTTGCGCCCTACAAGGGGCACATAAGTGTCTTGGAAATCTTTACCATAAAACGCCACAATCTTATCTTGGTATTTTGTCCAATAATTTGCTTCTCGGTTAAGCTCTCTAGTACGCCCGATAATATCCCTAATTGTTTTTACGGCTTCCTTAAGTTCAGGATGTTTTGCAAGATCCTCTTGATATCGGTTGTTGATCTCTTCAATCAGTTCTTTGCTATAGCCGCCTGTCGGACTATATAAGTCGCTATACAATCCTTTTTCTCTACCAATTGGCATTGGATGATTTGTCCCTTCTTCACGAATAGGACTACTTCCATACGCATCTAAATTGCGTTCATCGTTAACAAGATCATTCAAGTCTTGTTCTAAGACTGCGTTGCGCTCTACAGTTGTTGACTTATCAGACATCTCTTTATAAATAGTTTCGCGAATGTTTGCTGGAGTATCAACAACACCCTTAAAGTTAATTTTATTTCTAGCTTGCATTGGGACGTTGCGGCGATAGAATTCCCAACGACGTGTGGGTTCGTGCAAACCAATAAGATAAGTAGAAATCGTCGCACGCATTTTATCTATATCAATACCTTTGGCCTTTGCCATCCTTGCAATCAAACGATTCAGTTTATGTACTGGGGCAGCAATCTCCATTTGGTACAAGTGGCTTCCACGCCCCATTGCTCGTTGAATTGTGTCATACAGGTCCGTTGCTTTAAATCCACCAGTAATTAACTGTCCCGTGGAACGTAAGTACTCTTGGAGATTTTTTAAAGGCCGCATGTAGTTATTAACATGCGTAACCATCTTCTCGTACGTCTCGTGCCCATTCGCGAAGTTCTTTAATACTTCAAATACTTTAGGGATTGTTTTATCTTTTTTAAATTCGTCTTGTTGACGTTGCACCACATCTTCAAACGTGTCGTTTGGCGCTGGACCCGCTTGCTTTGCTCCCTGTAGTCGGACACCTTCAGCCGTAGTTTTTGCAGTAGTAGTCCCTGTCCGTACTGTCTCATGAGCTTGGCGTAGGATTTGAGCAACATCGTTATCACTATATTTAGTAACTAGCCCCATGCTACGGGCAAAGTTACGTACAGTTGCTGCAACTTTATTAAAGGCAGCACGGATACCAACATGCTGAATAGGACCGGCTTCTGATCGACTGGCAAGGACTTCTTCTGTTGCACGGGTTGTCTGTTCTGATGGATCCAAATGCGCGTAGACATCTGGATTATCTTTCATCCATTGGTCTGCTTCTTTGCGGGTCGCTGTATTGTTTTGATAAATATCATTTAACGTTTTATCTAATTTGTTACCGAACTGTTGGTCGAGGCCGTAGTGACCAAGCGACTCGTGGAACACAGTCCCCTTAACACCAGCAGCACTATCGGCATTATCAGCAATAACATGAACAGTCCCGGTTGCTGGGTCATAGGCACCCCGGGCATCTGTGGGAACTTGATCGCGAATCGTATCGGGTAAGTCACTATGTGATTGCACAACGCTAATGTCGGGCTTATTTGTCCAGCCTGCCGTATGTTCATCAACAGCGCCTTGTACATCTTCGGCTTTCATACCAGCAGCTTCGTTACCAACTTGAGGTTTAACAACTGGCATCTCAGTCGGTTGGATCGGAAGATCTTCTGCTTTCTTAGCAGCTTTCTTTCTATCTTTCTTAGGAGTTAATGCACTCGGCTGCTCTGTTTCTCCAGTAGCAGATTGTGTAACATCTCCGAGATCGCTACCCATTCCTTTATTGATAGACTCGTTAACGTTTCTTCCGACGGCTGTGTCTGGTGAAATAGGTACCACATTGCTTTCTGGAGGTCGTCCTGACTCAACTGAAGGACTTTCGACTCTCCAAGGGATGTCGTTTGTGTTTGTAAAGGCATTTGCAACTTCTCCTAATTGGGGGCCGTCCAACCCGTTTTCGACAAGGCTGTGCGTGATTTGGGTTAGATCATTGGCTTTTGCAAGGCGAATACTGACTCCTTGCGGAGTTCCATCTTCATCAACATGTGGAACAATTTTCTGAACAATAAGATTATCGTCAGGGTTATCACTTGTTCGGATAACATCTCCATGATCTAGTGTACCAATTAGATCACGATGAGATTGCCACTGCTCTTCTTGTTCATCAGATGCGTGCTCGGGAGTATGCTCACTACTATCAATGAATGAAGCCAATTCCCGTTGAGCAGGAGTTGGGTTCAGCCGCGATGCGAAGTCTGTAGGAACGCCCTGTGCATCCACATTGCGTTCAGGTATTGTCCCCGCTGCAATTACATCTGCTGCTGAATGTGCTGAACCGGGCGTTGGTCTGACTGACGGAATTGTTGGGGGCGGTACAACTTCTTCTACCGCTGCTTCTTCAGCAGCAGCTTCGGCACTATGGGCTTCTTCAGCGGCAGCACGAGCCGCAAGACGCCTTGCTCGACCCGGCGCAAATCGTTCGCCAACTCCCATCAATGCGGCACCTGCTTTACGCGGTTCACGCAAAAAAGCGCCCATTGCCGCAGATTCAGCAGCACTTGTCCAATCAATTGGCTGGCCTGTTAGTTTTTGTTGAGCTACGGATGTAATACCACCTAGTGCAACGTTTGCAGCAGCACTAGCTCGTTCTTTAATTAGGTTTTCGGCTTCTGCCTTAGATAATCCTTCAGCAGAACGTAATAACTTTAATGGGTTTGAAACTTTAAACCCTTCGAGCTGAGAGAGAATATCTGCGGTCTTTGTTGTGTACGGATGAGCTTGTGCTTCAGCAGCCAAGGTTTCAGGATCAATACCCAACGTCTTTGCCGTTTCCGGCATCGCTTCAATTACTTTCTCTTGCGCCTTACTTGCACCATACGCAGCAAGACCACCACCAATAATGGCACCGATTGGAGACACAATAGGCGCAAAGGGGCCAGCCGCTAATCCGGCTTCAGCGCCGTAGCCCATGCCAACAAGACCCGCAGCGACTTCGGGCTGAGCTAAAGCCAGCCGCTTAGCAAACGTCTTTAATATACCGGGTTCTTCAATTTTTTCAGACCGATCAAGTTTAAACCCCGCAGGTAATGCATTGGGGCTTATAGATGATGTGTCAAGCGTAAAGCCTTCTGGAAGTTCGTTTGCCACAAATACCCTTTATGCTGGAACCCATTGCCCGTTACGATATACTATTTTTTGACCATTTGGGCCTGTTGCAGTCATCCCTTCTTGATATGTCGCTGGTGCAGGTGCTCCACCTCTTTCTCTTTCTTGCGCAGCCGCTAGTTCAGCGTTATATGCATCGTACCCCGGCATACCCGGATATACTGGATTTTTAATTAATTCGTCTATACTACGTCCCGCTGCTATTTGTTCTCTACTTTTTGTGTTTAATTCCGTTGTCAAATATGCTGGCATCTTTCTAAGAATTTCTTCCGTCGGCAGTGTTGGATAGTTATGTTTAAGTTCCTCAAAGACTAGGTTATTAAACGGTTGGAATCTACCAGCGACTGTTGCAGCCGCCATTATTTGGGTACGTCGCGATTCTGCTGCTTCTTTTTCTTTTTCGCGTTCATTTGTAAGTTGGGTATCAGCAAATTTAGTATAAAATCCTTGTAAGCGAATTTTTGCGTCAAGTGCTTTAGTGGCTTCTTTTTCGTACGCAGCATCTGCTCCATCTACAAGATGTTGACGTGCGGCATATTGGGATTTAACAAGATCAGTTTCAGCCTGTCGAATATCAGATAACCCTTTAATGTAGCTTTGCCCGCCTTCTTCACCACCAGCAGCCAGTGCCCCAAGGAATCCACCGTGTGGATTCTTAGTTGCCGCATTTGCCATTGCAAATCCTGCTTGAGATAATGCAAACCATTTATTCTGTCCAGTGCGTTGAGATAAGTTATCTTTTTGATTTTGTAGCCACTGTAAATAGTCTTGCGTGGGTTTATTTTCTTCATTAGTAGTAGCAATACGGTTTTTAATAAAATCTTCGCGATTACCGGGATCGTAGTTTTTAATTTCTTTTTCCGTGTTACTAATTAATTGTTGGTAAATTTTTGTTGGATCGCCCCCCACAAAAATATTAGCATAAGTACTATCGGGATTATCAGGATCAATGGGGGCTACACTTGGTGTACCTTTAGTATTCAAAGCAGCAGAAGCTGTTTTTTTATCAGTTAGTTTTGTCGCTACACGATGCAATGTATCATGCAGTACGCGGTTATCTGTAGCCGCATGTGAGATACCTAATACATCTTCTGCTTGACGTTGTGCATCGTAGTTAGATGAAGTTGGCGTAGTACCGGCTGGAGTTACTGGAAGTACAGAAGCGGTATTTTTTGATGTATATGGTCCTGAAAGTAGTTTACTGGCATACATTTGGTTTTCATAAGTAGGAACAGCGTTTTGTAAACGTGCATTTACATTAGCAAGTTCGCTATTTAATTTCGCTGTATTCCCAACTAAAGACGGAAAACTATGCCCCGGGAGCGTTGTAAAATTAGCACCCGTAGCTGCGTGGGCCGCAAGCCTTTGTTCCAAATTGACTTGTTGCTGCAATAGTTGGCTTTTTTGCTCGTCCGTCAAAACATCAGGAAGTGAATAATTAATATCCGCAGTAGTTGGTATATAGTTTTGTCCTTGGACTGCGCTATTAACTAACGAATCTTGCTCACCACTAAACGCCACAATACCACCACGGGCCATGCCTACCGTCTGTGACGCACCGGGATTTCCAAACATTGTTGAAGGCACGGGTAGGTCTGCAATGCCACCTTGACGGGCTTCGTTTGCCGCGTGTTGGTCAGCGGCCTCTTTAACTTGCTGCTCTAACTTATCTTTTACCGAAGGTTGTTGAGCTTGAGCACCCTGCATCTGTTGCTGTTGTGCAGCATGTTGTTTCAGAGTTGAGTTCTGCAAGATAGCAACCGCTGTTGAAAGCGGTAGGCCATGTGCCTCAAGATACTCCAACGCCTTATCAGGCGACATGCCTTGAATGCTTTGCGCAGCTTTAGAGATCGACGGATCAAGTGCTTGTAGACTCATAAAATTATCCTATGCTTCCGTACAGGCCAGCAAGCCCCGTATTCGACACTTTAACCTTACCACCACGTTTACCGCCAGCACCTTTATAGGCCCCGTATACACCAGCAGCAGTACCGGCAAGTTGGCCCATAAAATTTGGGAGTTGAGAGTTTGTCGATTGCGTACCCGACTGAGTACCCAATGCACCGGGAGATAAGCCGCGTAACATAGCATTAAAAAATTGCAATTGAGCTGGCGTATAGTTTTGCGCATTCTGAAAGTTAGTATTCAGCGCGTTATACACGTTCTGCATCAGGTTCTGCTGCTGACTACCCATCTGGTTCTGCCCTTGCAAGATACCCATTTGTTGATTGTACTGATTCATCCCAAAGTTATTCAACTGGCCCGCCGCAGTCTCTTGCATACCCGCCGCTTGCATACCAAGATTTGCGCCAAACTGCTGCTGCCCAATATTCGCTTGCTGAGCCGCCTGACCATACTGAGCCATATTAGCCGCTTGTCCAACCCCCAACTGATTAAGAGCTTGGAGCTGATTAAGCATCTGGCTTTGATTTGTAAGTCCAGCCTGTTGGTTAGCTAATCCAGCTTGTAACTGCTGCCCTGATCCCAACTGTTGGACGCCCAATAGCGCCGCAAGATTTTGCGCAGCCGTCTGGTAGCCCATCTGTTGATTAGCTTGCTGTGCAGTAAGGTTCTGACCTGCGCCAAATTGATACTGCCCCATCTGTGCACCAAGATTCGCTTGGTTCGCCTGTTGTTGAAACGCTTGATTCTGCATGTTTGCTTGCTGCGTATTAGCAAGCCCAGCCATACCTGTCTGTTGCTGCATTATGGCATTTTGAATATTTGCTGCTTGCTGGTTAGCTTGATTAGCAAGATATGCTTGCTGGGTATTAGCAAGATTAGCTAAGCCCATTTGCTGTCTAGCACCAAGATTCTGTACACCTGTCTGGAATTGATAACCCTGATTGGCAAGATTAGCAGCTTGGACATTTCCAACATTTTGTTGCTCAGCTTGCATTTGAGCCGCTAGATTTGCCTGCCCCGCTTGAAGCTGTTGAGCCTGCGACGTATTGAACTGCTGCTGGGCATTACCAAATGCATTCGCCACATTACCTGCCAATGTTTGCTGTAGACCTTGCTGAGCCTGAGCTTGCATCAACGCCTCACGGCTACCACCCAATCCACCCGCTTGCGTTGCAGCAGAACCTAATTGTGGAAGCTGGTTAGCGTAATTCTGTATTGCTTGATTCTGCGCTGTCTGCAAGTAAGGCGTCATATATTGACTGACGTTATTACCTGTAAACCGTTGCGGCCCAGCCATCTGACTAGCCATACCCTGTGCACCAATTACATCGCTAGGACCAGTCATTTGATTAGCAGTGGCTGCTGCGCCGGTTATAGGGTCTGCCGCATTCACACTAGCCGCAGTTCCTTGCGCCCCGGTTATGGGGTTTGCCGCGTTCATTGAATAATTCGACATCCCCATCGCATTAATATTTTGCGGCTGAGACATTTGATACTGATTAAGGCTGGGTGCGCTAACACTCTGATACCCCATATTCATTGCCTGAAGCTGGGCAGGGGTATACTGGTTTGTTGCTAGTAGTGGGTTGTACCCACTAGCAACCATATTCGCTTCTTTAGCACCTAATCCTGCCAATTCCGTTGCTTGACCAATTTGTGGAGCAACGCCCATCTGTTGCATACCAGCCATCGCTTGCTGCTGCATTGGGGAGAAACCGGCAACTGTCGTACCCTGAACGCCCTGTCCCCCTGCCGCTGCATTACCAATGTACGATTTATATGGTGTTGACTTTATATAAGCACAAGCCATGCCCATCAATTGTTTGGCATACCCAGCTAACTCAGGCGGTAACGTCTGCTGATAAACGGTCGAACTTGTTGGTTGCGACGAACTACTACCACAACTCATAGATCACCTCAAATAATTAACGCCAAACTGCAATGTATCTTCCAACGTCCCGCTGCGCTGGTCCCAAGGCATGTCTTTCGCCTGTTCCGGAAGTCCATTTATAAACGCATTAAACAAAACCGTTCTATCTTCTAGTACCACAATCTCGTGCGGCTTCGACCAATCAAAGTTATATGTCTCACCCTTACGAATAACCTTTTCTGGCATATCGCCATAAATAATGCAGCTACCATGTATTACAGACACGTTGTGTGCTGTGTCTGGTTGATGGTCATGCATCTTCAATCCTTCACCCGCTTCGTCAAAGGCATAAATCATGCCCTTCAGATAGCCAAGATCAATCAATTGAATATGTGTACTCATTAACTATTATCTCAATTATAAAAACTTTTCATACATTACCGACTGAGATGTGTATCCTCTTTCTTTTGCTGCCCGCCTCCATCCTGTCCGTGCAAATGCTTCAATCCCTGCGCAATCGTTCACTTTAGCAAATTTCTCTAGTGCCGAATTCATCGCATCATCAACATACTCCATATGATTCGGTTCCCCGGCACAATACTGAAGCACTAGCATTTTACAATTCGGATACTGCCTAATCTCAGTAATTACAAATCCATAACTTTTAAGATCTTTCGGATCGTATGCACTCCATAGCAGCATCTGCTTGCTATACAAAAACGCTATAATGTCATCTATTTTTGCTCGACCCCGTGTCCACATTTCCGACTTTTCAAGGTACGGTACTAGACCCGGAACCACTTTATACAAAATACCAAAAGGTATAATACTTGCTTCTAACTTCATCGTTTACTCGAAGTACTTTTCAAATACAACCGTGTTCATTTGGCAACCGTGTTTCTTAGCATGACGCTTCCAACCGATCCGACCAAAAAACTCAATACCGTTACAGTTCTCTGCTTTTGCAAATACTTCTAAAGTCTCAAATACCAAATCACCCGAATCCTCTAGTACCCCGTAATCCCCAGCACTGTACTGGAATACCAACATCTTACTTTTAGGATACTGCTTAATCTCAGTAATCACATACCCTTGTGGCATCTGCGTTTCAGGATCATAAATAACCCATAACTGCATGTACTCGGTGTACAGGAACTTTACAATATCGTCAATCGACGCTCGACCTCGTGTCCACAATTCTGACTTCTGCAAGTTATGCACAAGTCCCGGCAATATATAACTAATCTGTCCGTAAGGAACCCGCGTCACTGCGTAAGACATTGACTACCTCTTATTAATCAAACTAAGTAAACCACCGTGTTTGTGACCCTGCTGTCCCATTGGACTATGCCCCGTCATCGAACCTGTATTTGGTTGCTGTTGTGAAAGAAACTGTTGAAGGGGATTTAGTGTTTTTGTAACATACGGTGAACCATCTGAATAAACTTGACCCGCATTTGGATTTAGTGCTTTTCCACCATACGATGCATACGTTGAAAGATCATCAGGATTGGGTGCCGTGTATGGCTTGCCATCCAATAATATTTTGGAGTGGTCGTTAGGATCTTGAGTAAGTCTGCCTTGTTTCATGTACTCTTCTTCTTTTGCCGACGCTTTGCCAAAAGCCTGTTGGTTCTGCATGGCTTGCTGCCAATTACCGCCATACTGGTTTTGAAAAAACTGTTGCTGATTCGCTGCTCTTTTTTCCCTATCCCCCGTGAACGCATGGGGATGACCGTGCCCTAACTGCCCTGCACTAGCCGCACCCGTAGCCCCCGCCGCACTCATAGCCCCCGCCGCACCCGTAGCCCCCGCCGCATATCCTTTATTTAACGCATCAATTTGATATTGTTGCCACGGTGTTGCCTGAGAATATGTATGACCGCCCACGACATCTGTATATAGACCTTGAGCATTAGGCGTAGAAGATACTTGCCCTGTCGCTCCAGCACTAGGCGCACCTGCTTTAGGAATCCCCGCAGCAGATGTTGATGGCGATGTTGACTGTCCTCCCGGACCGCCCGGCTTACCCGACTGACTCCCAATAGCACCCATCGGAGGAGAAGAGGAAGCACCACCAAAAGCACTTGCCGAAGGAGTTGACTGACCGCCCGGACCACCGGGTTTACCCGATTGACTCCCAGTAGCGCCCATTGGAGAAGAAGCACCACCAAAAGTACCCGCTGGCTTTGCATAAGCATTAAATGCACCCATGCCCATACCGGTATTCATCCCCATGCCAGTCATTGGGGGTTTCGGAGCACCACCCATTCCACCTGTACTTGATCCACATCCCATGTCGCTCTCCTAAGCTGGTATAAATTGTTCTGGATTGATCTGGCGACCCTGTTTCGGATTACCCGTACGAGCACGACGAACCTTATCCATCATCTTATAAAGTTGTTTAGAACCTGCTTCGGTAGAACCATTCCCAAGATGGGAAACGACATCGGCTGGCACAACGAATTCTCCGTCAGCCAATGCAGCAGGTTGCGGCTTATCGCCGTGTATGTGGGCAGGGATAGAATCAGACATGCCGTCCCCCGGCCCCCTGAGTAGTCTACCACCATCTGAGTAGGAACCAAGTGTTGTTCCACCACCAGCAAACGTGTTAAGGGATCCGATACCCCCACCCGCTGCCTTGCCGCCCCCACCCCCGCCGTTCATTCCGGGCGTTGTTGATCTGGTAAACTTACCAGTGATAGGATCATATGAATAGGTAGGAGATCCATCAACACATCCAATCGAACCGTAGCCGGGAATGCTATAGCCAGATCCCGAGCTTCCTGCCCCACTTGCACTAGCCGTTCCTGCTGTCGTGGTATTAAATTTACCTGTCGTGGGGTCATACGTATAGTTAGAAGTCCCGCTTAATCTGTCTCGTAGACAAGCAAGCCAGTTAACACCGCCGGGAATACCGTATCCAGACCCTGCTCCTGAGCTTCCTGTTCCCGACCCACTTGCGCCAGATCCTGTTGTAGGAGGTTTTGCTGGCGGTGCAGGGGGCGGTACATATGCACCTGTAATAGACGATTCATCTTTTGCGCCGGGGGGTAAGTTGGGCGCAGTCCCTGCTCCGAGTGAAGCCATATACGCATTATTCGCTGCGGTATTTTCTGCTGTGGCTGTGAATGGAGTTGAAGCCGTATTAGGGGCCGCAAGACTTGCAGCATAGGCTTCTAAGTTTGACGGAGAGCTTTTAGCAGTGGTAGACGTATCTCCACCCGAGGCCATGTGCTTAATAGCCCCGCCAGCTCTTGCACTAACTAACCCTTCTTCCATCATTGATGTATACGGATCCATATAGGATCCCAATGGACCTGACGCATTAGCGACCTGACCTGCACCGGGGACACCTACGTAATCACGCCCCGTAAAATTCTTAGACCATGTTCCCGGCCCGAATTTCCGAGTAGTTGGGTCGTATGTTGTATTGTAGAACGGCGTTGTCCCACCTGCCGCAGAGGGGATACCCGATGAACCTGAATCAGATAATGCGCTAAGCCCAGTTATTCCAAGACTTGCCTTAGCTGGCGTATTTAACCCACCCCAAAGACTTTTTAATCCCGAGGTACTACCAAAAGAATTTTGCAACCCCGTTCCAAATTGAGACAGACCACCGGGGTTAGCAGCAAAAGCAGCGGAATCAAGAGTAGAGGGGTTAGCAACTGCGGAAACAGCATTACTTACTAAGCCTGAGCCTGAGCCAGCAAGAGCCTGACCCTCCGGGCCAATAACATCAGGTATCATAATGTCTTTAGAAGTGTTTGCTATCGAGGCATCTAAATTTGCTACCGAAGTATCTAAAGGTGCGCCCGCCCCCATGATTCCCGTGCCCAGACTTGCACCACCATACGCACCTAGACCCGCCATCAAACCCTTTTTCCAACTACCTGTAATCGCTGTATCACCCGCAGCAACAATCGCTGCATCTGCCAATGCTTGGCTACCAAACAATGATAATCCACCGGTAAATGGAGCTAAAGCAAACCCCGCAATCATAGGGAGTAACTTGCTTAAGAACCCAGCTTCTGGAAGGCCCGTGTGTGGGTTTGTTGTTAAATCGCCACCAGCAGCCATAGCCAAATGGCGTAAGCCCCCGACTTCTTGAGGGGTCATATGGACAAGCATCTTATCGTCGTTGCGACCAAGGGAAGCAAGCCCAGACGCCGCCATGTGCGTCATATGATGGGGGTGATGTGCTATTGCGTCATACATAGTTTATCCCACGGGGCCAAATGGCCCGAATATATCATAAAATTAAAAAGCTGTGTTCGATATGAGAATACCTTCGACATTAACAGCCAGCGGGTGAGTGCCTGAACCGGTATAACCCTGCCATTGAATATCTGTTTGGGCGGCGTGTACAAATGGCGCAACACGTTGAATAAGATAAGTATTAGCATAGGGCGATTGAGCTATCGTATATGACTGCCCAGTAACCGCATTACTTGTTTTGGCAAGCCACACTGCATAGGATGTAGCGCCACCCGCTTCAGAACCAAATCCTGTATAACGAGTACCATAGAACGTATATCCTATCGGTACACTATATAACGCCGCTTGATTTCTACCAACCCCCGCGTTGATTTTGGCTACGACGTTACCTGCGGAAGGGGATGAACTCGTTACTGTTATGTCCCCTGTGTTGGATGCATTGGTCATGATGATTGAGTTGACCCGCAGATAACTATTGACTGTTGTGACAGCAGAAGTTCCATTCAGGGTTTTAGTTTCGCTAATCTGGTTATAACCGCTGTCAAGTCCAGAAATTAAGACGCTCTTAGCTGATGTATCTGATGCGCTACTGCTAACAATTGAGAGCTGCACTGCTGCCGTAGGGTAGACGTACTGAGTTGGCACGTTGGCTAATTCCCAAATCAAACAAGCAGTTGTAGTGACTGCTGCGTTATATCCAAAAATATTGACTACCGAGCATCCGGAGACTTGTCCACGCGAAACCTGCATGTACCAAGGCGCATTAGAAACAGATGAAGTTGTCCCTGCTATCGGCGGGTATAAAGATATTGTCATGTTGCTTGACCCCCCGAAATAACAATCGACGCTGCGGCAGTCGCCTTTGCTTGTATAGAATCCCCGGCTACCATAATCTGAGTCCCTGTCCACTGCAATGTACTAGCAACAGGAAGGCTAGCGTTATAAAACAACGCATTAGAAGTAGAGGCTGTACTTCCATTTGGAACGATATATACCGTAACAGTAATTGAACCCGAGCTTGTGTTACAGATGTCAATATCTTTTACATACGTTTGAGTATTAGCAGGACAGATATAATAGTTAGTCGTTGTCGTATTCAACGCACCTTGGCCCAACTTGGACGCAACAATGTTTTGATATGCCATTAGAATGACCCCATGTTAAGCCACATTGACACGGATGAATTCCCACTCTGCTGGATCAATTGCCCATTGTTACTATCGTTCTGCTGAAAATAAAGCTTCAATTGGTTAGTCAATTGATTCTGATGCTGCTGATCATAGTCTTTTGGCGGCAGGTTTAGATTAGGCGCTTTAGATGGAATTAATTTACTCATCGTCTACCATCCTGACGCATATCAAACCGCATCGTACCCATTTGCCAGAACACGCCTGTACCCGTTGACTGAATATAAAAGTTCATCTGACGGCCTCGAATCCGTGTATATAGCGCACCTGTATACTGTTCAACTGGATATGTGTTTGGAGCAGTGGGTGCTACTTGAGTATTAGTAACCGTTGAGTCAGCAACATTCCCAATGTCCCCACCCGTCAAATAAGGTAAGCCCGAGTTATTTCGTGGGTTCAATGTTAAATAGATCTGCGGATTCGTTACAGTAGAACCTTGAAACGTAAAGTCTGGTAAGAATCTCCAAACATATCCAAAACGGTCGCCCCCACTAATATCAAAATCAGAAGTCTGTAAGTAAGACGTAATAGGTTGGACTCCAGTACTTGGAGACGCATCGTCATACCCATTTTCATGCTGTAAGATCTGATTAGGAATATAATACGTTACTTGTGTATATGCTAAATGAGTTGTAGCCGTAGAGCCGCCATATCCCCGAGTACACCCAGATAGTGAGTTCCCACTATTACTTGTGTAAGAAATTTTTTCACTATCAATAATAACAACACCTGACGACGGGTATGTACTTGAATTTAATAATGAAATAGACGTTGCTGTGGAGCTAGTAATAGCAGCAGATAGATATGAGGTCTGAATGCTAAACGCAGCCAATGGGTAAGATTGCAAAGACGAGTTGAGCCACGCGGTACGGTTTAATGTTCCGTAATACCATGAGTTTTCAAGATAGTTGTAGATAACATAGCTATCATTAATAAGACTACTTGTTGACGGGTAAAACCACCAGATCTCATTAAACCCTTCATTCTGCCCACAAACAACTTGGCTCTGCTGACTAAAATTTAAATTAGAAAATATATATTTACGAACCGAACAAGGGAGAGGTTGCACCGTACCGTTATAAACATAAAATTTATCTACGCCCATCCAGTACGTTGCGCCGTTGACTGTAATCGCCGCGTTCTGAGAAACAATAGAAATATTATCCATCATTAGTTGGAACGTAAATATAAACGGAGGGCCAATATACTGCATCGAATACAAAGCACGGTCTGTCCAAACCAAGACTTCTTGACGAGTACTTAAACCGCCAACAATATATGAACCGCTTGCAAGGGTTTGTTCACCCGATTGGTTTGATGTTGAAGGCGTCCATTCATACGGTATAGATTGATCTGACCAACGTACAAGCGTCGGACTAAATGCAGGGGACGCATTTGCTGGATTGTATGGCGTTGAACCCAAAGCAACAGTAAATTGGTTAGCACTAGAAATAAGAATTTGGTTTGTCTGGTTTGGAGCACATTTGCCTGAATAGCTAAATCCAACAACATCACCAGCCGCTAAAGTAATCGTACCGCTTGGAATAACGACAGTGATCGTCGTATATCCAGTATATGTAGGAGATAAAGCAACGTATGTACCAGCAGGGATTGAACTACCTCCAGAACCAGAGATAAGCGTCAGTGTGGCGCCATAGTCCACACCCTGCGAATTAGCAATGGTGAAGGAAGATCCCGATGCTCCCGCCGTAACGCCTACCGTTACAGTTTGTTGAGTTTTGACAACACTTGAGGCTTTTGTATTAATTGTAACGGCAGCGGGGTACGTAGACGTATTCTTGGTCCAATAATAAATTGGCCCTGCACGGTATGCCATTACAAGATCGTCACCAAAGTTGCATTGCGACCAAAGACGTAAGGGAGTAGTAGTACCTGAACTAGCGCCCCATGCACTGATTCCCCATCCACCTGATCCCCATCCAGAAGATGAAGAAACAATAGCGCTACCAGCATTTAATTCAAAAGTTACTGGAACTGAGGCACCGCCTCCCGCCGCTGTAGAAGTCGCAACAGACGGGCCAATAATTTGGTAGCCAGAGATAGAAAAAGCTATAGTCCCGGCGACTGTTTGTGACCCAGTAGTTGCGTTAATAAAAGATACAGATGAGGTAGTAGAAGCAGTAACTACATACGTACCATTATATCCGAGGGGTGTAACGCCTGAAATAGTTACAGAAGACCCTATTGGTGGAGCATAAGTTTGTGCAGTAAAAGATATTGTAGCAGTACCCGCTGCGCCACTAGCCGCTGTAGTAGCTAGAGAAGGGAGTAAAGGCAAGGATACAATTTCGTACGTACCATTAGTAGGTATGGTTACTCCACCAACAGTATAAGGCCCACCAGTAAATTTTATAAACGTGCCAACAGTAACAGCAGTAGAATCTAAAATTGTGATTAATGCTATGCCTGAAGTTGTTGTAATCGGATTTGTAGTACTTAAAGTTTTTGCTGTTGTAGGAGTAATATCATTATATGAAGAGCCATTACTCGGCTGTATGTAATATTTTTGATTTGTCCCAAAGGCAATTAAATTTTCGCCAGCTATCGTGAACCAATTCCATAATGTACGGACAATACCATTATAGGTATAACTCTGAGTTGGGTTTGCCCAACCACCAATTTTTTCAGGGTTATTTGCACGAAAACGGATTTTATTGCAGTCGTAATAACCACCCTTACCCGCGTAGTTCGTGACTTCGCGGTTGATACCCGGCTGAAATTTTAATTCCGAAATCGGCATGGTTACCCTTACTTAATCTGTTTGCCGTCTTTTAAATCTTCAATAGTCAACCCACCCGTGTACTGAAAGTGAGCTAACTCTTTGAATGTTTTCCATTCACCCGCCCAGTCAAGTCCAGCATCTTTACCCAGTTCACCAAGCCGCGCCCAAATTGGATCGCTACCATCCCAGACGGGTTTACCATTAACAATAGGTACGATATCTACGGCGCACTTGTAGTTATGAAAGGACTCTCCACCTTTGGCATTCGTCACAATCTTGCCGGGGGTCGTACGCCCTTGCGCATACAATGCATTCTGAGATTCTGTATCCCGATACGTCGAAGTCACAAGTAAGTCAATATTGTTCGCAACGCAAAGTCCCATTAGCCGTTCAACTTTCAATTTGGCAGCAGGGACTAAATCAAATAGATTGCGTGAGTTGATCATGAACTACCTTATTAAACAATTAACACCAATAATAACTTCTGTACTAGGTTGATTTTTAGGCCGACCCCATTCATCAACTTCAGACTTTATTTCAGCTTTTGGCTGGCAGTCCAACTTTTGCAGACGTAATGATGTGCATGACGGCATTAACAACACCGACAACGGCAACAGTACCCGTAGCCAGATTTTGAAGAGTCGCGTCGTCAATACCCAAATCGTAACCAAAGGTCTTAGATAATCCCGCCGCTGTTGCAAGTAGTGCAATAACCACGTTTGTTGCAACTGTATTATTTTTCCATGTCGCAGGACTTGCAACTTCCTTTCCTTTCTGAAATAACTCAAAAAATTTCGGCGCATTTTTAATCGCATCAAAAATATTCATACCAATCTCCTATTAAGCTGTATAAGTTCCGCTGCCAGATTTAAACGTAAGAATCGTATAGATGCCACTTGTTGATACTGTTGGCAAAACACCACCGATTGTTCCAGTATATAGCGATGTTGGAATAGACAAAATTACAACGCCTGAACCGCCAGTACCGCCCTTAAAAGCAGTTGAAGTGCTTCCAGATCCTCCACCGCCACCGCCTGTATTAACAGTGCCATTAGCACCACCTGCTCCACTACCACCTGCTCCACCACCACCTGCGCCAGCAGCACCAGCCGTAACGTACCCACCGCCACCACCGCCACCAGCATACGTAACAGATGATCCAGTGATCGAAGATACTGTTCCAGCACCGCCAGCCGCTCCAACTCCGATTGTATTAGGAGCATTGGATCCTACAACACTAGAACCACCACCACCGCCACCGCCACGGCCTGTCGCATTACCATTACCGCCAGCAAAACCTTGGGGCGTGATTCCTGCGGCTCCCGTACTAGCCGTACCGCTTAAACCAAATCCACCACCACCCGAGCCTCCAGTATTGGGAGAAACGCTAGCACTTGAAGTTCCATTAGCTGATCCACCACCGCCACCGCCACTTATAGAAATGGTTGTAAATCCAGTTGCAATAATAGAACTATCAGTACCCTTACTACCAGCAAATTGACTACCAGTTGAACCAGCGCCGCCAGCACCAACGTTAATCGTATAGGTCGTACCTGAAACAAAAGTTGTTGACCCTGTTACAAGTCCACCGGCTCCACCACCACCGCCTGAAGCACTATTTGATCCGGTTCCACCGCCACCGCCACCTGCAACGATGAGATAGCTAACAGAAGCAGTCGCTGCTGTTTTTATTTCTAACAATAAATTCAAAGTACCACTCATGTTAGGTTGGTTCCAGATATGTACCAAACCGTAGATTCAACTTTAACT